GGGAGACCCCCAGCCACCGATTGACTATAAACCTGCAAATAATCCTCATCGAAAATGTCGTAATACAGATCCAATGGGAGTGAAGGGTTATCGTCAGCGTTGTACTGAAGCGGCGTAAACAAGTTGCTGATTGTAGGAGCGTTATTAATAACCTCCGACACAACAGGACCAATAAACTCCGCTAGGGCAACCTGCGCACTATAGGCAGTATCTCTATTTTTCGACCCCATCGCCTGAATTAGCTCCACTTGATCGGGTGTTCTTTTTAATGTAATTTTCATTATATTATAATTCCTTTACGTTAGTTTATTAAGCTGTTACCCCCTGAGCAGACCATGACGCCGCAGCATCAAGTTGCACCATTGCATAACCAGCTGTACCTGTCCCAGCGAAATAGTCCGCCTGACCGTTTTGAGAGGTTCTTTGGCCTGTAGCGATAATCTGCCCCACTACCCTATAATAAGGTTGGCCGGCACCGCCGGTCGCATGGGGAGCATCCAATGTGGCTGGAGTAACACCTACCATTTTACCGTCATTAGAGCCGTCGATGACAGCTAAATTACCGGGAACGGTTGTAGTGTTATTTCCAAATGCAGAGAACGTAGATGTCGCGCCGCCTGCCGCAAAGGTAAACAAACCTTTAGTTGCGACTGGAACAGCCTGACCGCTTAAAACGGCTTGTAACTCGTCTTTCTTAACCGGATTGTAGAGCAGCTTTTCGCCGTTCTCATCATTGCTGATGGTCTGATTAAGCGTAACGCCTAATACCGGAACTCCGGTTGTAGCAGCGGCCACTCGTAAAGGGGTTTGAGGGTACTTGTCGGCTCCTAAGAAAGGATAATCCGTCTTACCAAGATAACTGGAGGAAGATGCGAACTCAATCACGTCTTTACTTATACTACCTCCTGCTACCCCGCCGGCGCCTGCACCTACTAACACTTTTACGATGACACCCGCACTACCGTTTCCGTCGGTTGATGGATTATCATCAACAGTTTGATTGGCATACATATTGATCACATTGTGATCGCTATACTGCCTGAATGGGAATAATCTTAATGCCATAATACTTTAATATGTTACTGAAACTGTTTCTGGGTTGAAAGCCTTGACGAACTTATCCCGTAGGGAGTCTTCCTTCGAAGAGGCTTCGTTGTTGTTGACGATCGCGGGCTCAGCAGGAACTTCAACGTTCTCCACCAAATCCTCTACCGTTGCTTCCTCCTTGACCGTGGCTTTTGCCTGATCAAGATCGGCCAATCGCTTCTGGAGCTCTTCCTCTAGCTTTGTTTGGAAAACAGTTTCCTGCTCTTCCTTGTAAGCTTTGCTTTTATGCTTGAGGATAACCTCTAGTTTTTGCTGATAGCTTTCAAAAGCAGCCTCAGAAGAATCAAGTACAACCACTTCCTTAGCGAGAACAACGCGGTCGCTGTCTTCTAAGTCGTAGGCTGAATCGATTGTTTCCATTCTGCTATTGAATAACTCCTCTGCTTTTCCAGCAGCGATAGAACCCTCAAGGGAAGAGATCTTCTCTTGAGCCTCGTCGAGTTGCTTTCTAAAATCCTCGATATTGGCCGTGGCTTCTTTAGCTTGGGTTATCGCATCCGCCTTCTCATTATTGGCGGCCTCTTTCTCTAGCTTCCACTCAGCATCCTTCTCACGGATTTTATCCATAATGACGGTTGCCATGCTTGCCACAGACTCTTGCGAAAACTCAGACTTTTTGCCTAACCTTGAATCAAGAATCCTTTCGAACTCTGTAGTTAATTCTTTTGTGTCCATAGTTTTAAAACTCTTATCATTTTTTACATTAAATTCTTCGTTTTGGGAAATTTTTAAAATATTATTTTTAATTTTTTCTTCGAAATTAGCCACTGTTTCCGGGTCCTCGTCGTCTTCAGCCATCTGTAGGGCCCCATTCTCTTTAACAGTAACGCCTTTCACATCTGCGGCCGGCTTGGTAGTAAACCCAATGCCTAAAGGGAAAACCTCCCCTGCCACTAAACGATAAACAGGGGTTCCGTCTTCCATTGCCCCCCCTCCGTCAAAGGCTTTCAAGTATTTTTCAAATTCTTTGATTTTAATGGGATCTGTAATAATTTCAGCTTCGTTTAGGTTCTGAGAGCCAACCGCAATACTGTATTCGTTAAAGCCAAGCTCCCAGCTCGCTGCTATCTTATTGTAATTTGGATCTTCCGGATCGCTGGCTTTTAACAACAGATCTGCAAACTCTGGATGAACGGTCTTATAGATGACCGCTGCCAATGAAATATAGAAAGGATCTGTTTTACCCTCAAGCTTATCTGTGTTTAAGATTTTTTCATTACCCATATCAGTAAACGCAGCATTTACTATATGACCAACCACTTTTTGTTTTTTGTGTTCAATATTAGTGGGCTTGTGAACAAAATAATCGATCACGCTTTTTGCTGTAGCGGAATCAATTCCATCTCCGTTTCTATTGAATCTATTAACAATGGCGGCATTAAAGGCGGCTCCAATCAAATCAATATTACGATCTAAATCAATACCTTTAGGGATCAAAGGCTTCAGATTCTCCAACGAAGCTACGCTAATACTTAAATCATTTTCTAAATCATCTGTAGCAAAAACCTCAAAATCAAACTGGGTTTTAAACTTATAGGGTTCACTCATACTGTTTATGTTACACTTTTTTAATCTTTTGGTGAATTTTTACTGCTATGATATAAAATAGCTGACGCATATTCATCCAACAAATGCTCCACGCTAATATCTGCTATCTTCGCTAACGTTTTCAGTTCCAATAGTTTTTTATTGTCTTTCAGGCAGTTTACAGCTGTTTTTTTCCAATTTGGTCTTTCGCAAGCAGAAACTACGAGCTCGCAAATTTTCTCTAAAACGTCCTTTTGGGTTTTATTCAAGCGCTTCTTATCGAAAACTTTTTTAGCTTCCACAGTAATATCTGAGTGAAGTTTTGCCGTTGCATCGATAACCTCCTTGATAGCATCTATTGAATATGTGATTTTAGCATTAGTTTTGGAACCTAAAGGACGACCGGGGGCCTTGGGCGTTTTGCTAGTTTTATCCAATATCTTCATGCTCTCAGGGTGTTTAATCTCCTCAAGCTTTACCTCGCCGGGCTCCTCAAAAACAGGAACCCCACCCACCATAGGATTATACCAACCCTTTTTTCTATCCTCCAAGAATTTTTCTTGAGCACTTTCGAGTTCTCGCTCTGAAGGGAAAACCCCAGTGTCAATAACCTTCATTCCTTCCTCAGGAGGCAAAATACCGAGCTCCATCATGCGCGTAATTACACGCTGTACTTGGTTTTCATCCTTCATGTCGATATCTTGAACCTTGGCTGTAGGCGCACCCCTAAAACCAAAATTCTTACATATCTGATTAATCTCAGGTTGAAGGAATTCGTTCAAAAAAGCTTCTCGTGATTCACGGAGTCTCTGCAAAAATAATTGCGCCTTGATAGTGGCATTGGCAAATTTCTCTTCACCTAGTATAACATTTTGAAGGCCTTCTTTAATATCTCTATTTACAACATCATATTTTGAGGGCCCAATAACCTTTTCTAGGTCAGGGATGATAAACTCTGCTTTGGTTGTATAGTCACTCACTAGCACACGACCCACACTCTGATTAGTGAACAAAGACTGCATCGCTTGCAGGTTACGCGGGTTAATCCCTCCCTTGTCCGGGGTGGTCCCCATTGTGATCATCAAAACAACATTTTCTACAGTACGGCAAATAGCTTGGTCAATTTTTTTCATTTCAAGCTTAAAGTTTATGTCATCCAAGACGGCAAAACCGAAAGGCACGCCAAAGGGTTCATAATCTTGCTTTTTGTAAAAAGAGTACCTCAGTTTGGTAGGGTCTAAATCAACGCTGATGCCCGTTGTCGTCCATGCGTCTTGTTTAATTCTCTTTTTAATGTTGGGTGCAAGGGCCTCATAAAGTTCACGGTCTGCATCGTTTTTAGGGTTTTTCAACCTTTCTATCTCGTACTCGCTCAAAACTTTAGCGAAGAAACGAACGTCAAAAGAAGTAGCTCGCTTGGCAACTACATCGTAAGGGTTTAACAAAATATATTTAATAGGAATTTTATTGGTGTCGGCCACAAGCCCTAAGTTTCTAATCTTAGCAAAATCGTCCACATTAAACTTGCCCTCAACCGCATACAAGAAGATGTTGCCGCTACGGTAATACTCCCTAAAGAATTGGTCCTTCAGGTGCCAAATACCAATTTTTTTAAACCATTACTTAATAAAACGCCGAGATTTTTCGCTCCCCCCTTCCAAATAAACAGGAGAATTGGCAAAATCAGCCATCATGTCAATAGAATTTCTAAAAATAGCCACGTTTACATAAGCCTTCTGACATAACTCAATAGCATCTCTTACATCAACCCCATCAAAACCATAATGGTAAGGCAACATTCCCGCACGAATATTACTATACCCATAAAGCTTAGGGTTAATAGCTATCTGATTGCGACGAAAGTCTGTTGAAGAGGTTCCGCCGCCCCTAGAATAGGTTGACCCTTCAGAGGTGTGATCGTAAAAGGAATCCCCTATGAGTTGCGGCTCCCACTTAGATTCGCTCCCAAGGCTTTCGTAAGGATTATTAGGGTATTGAAAGTTTTTTTCGAATTTTTTCCAATAATCGGAACGCTTCGTATATTTTCTGCTGGCCATGTTAAATTTTACACTGAATTGATTAAAAGTGACTTTCTAAAGTCAAAAAGCTAAGTTATGAACATTGGTTCAAACGTTTCTATTATATCTAGTTTAGGTTGTTTTTTCGAGTCAAAATAGATTTTTGTCATCCAGTTAGCTAATAGTAAAGCTGAATAAGAATCTTTGCGCGCTTTGTCCGGACCTGTTTGGCGCCTTAAATTGCTAGGCAAATCAAAGGTTTGGGTGCCTTGGGCGGTAGTAGTAATTTGTATTAGGGCACATTCATTTTTTGTTAAATTAATCATATCTGCTTGGTGCTCTATAAAGTCTATCATTTTAGCCCCCTTGTTTTGCTTATTTGTCTCCTTTAGTTTTAAAAATTTCAATTCGTCTATAGGGATCATTTTGTTTTTTTGAGTGGTATAACCATCATCAATCGCCTGACTAGCAAAAAGTAGCCGTCTGTGGTCAAGGTGGGCCTGTAATAACTCATTAGCTTGTCGAATCCAATGGCTTGTAGGTTTACGCAAAATTACATGCTTGTAGTCTCCTTTATTATATTGCTGTTTGTATCGGCGTAGATCCTCCTGATACTCCTCAGGTTTATCAAATGGTGCCTCAATCAACTTTAATTTAATGTCTTTTCGTTTGAAAGTTTCGCTTTCGTTACATGCCTGTAAAAACTGAACTCCCCCATTGTAGTCACCACATATGGCCACAATATTAAAATTCTCCAAACAAAATAAAAAATATCTCATGTGATGTTTTAAAGATGTTCCAGCCAAAGCATAGCTATGAACTAGAGTTGCTTTTTGTTGCTCTTCGTCTAGTTTTAATATTTGTATTGCAAAATCATCAGAGCTTTCTGTTTGAGACCATGATGGATCAAACGCTAAAATGTATTGAGAATCCACACTACCTTTCACCTCTATAGACGGGAACTCTCCGTCTGGTACTGTACAAAGGGCCATCTTACTTGTCTTAAAATACCCTGCGCTATCATCTGTGAAGACAGCCCCAAACTCTCTCTCAAACTGAGATTGACTCATCGTTGCTTTAGCTTGGTTAAGCAAATTTTGATCGTATAGCTGCTCAGGGGCGCAATCATACGAAAAGTGCATAATACATCTAGACGCGTTATCCTTCTGCTCTTCACGGGTAATATTTAATTCAAATTGCTGATACACTTTATAAAGATATTCAAATTTATAAGAGGCCGACGAAAGCGCAATTAATTTGTTTCCGGGCCATATATGCCTTTCCCTTTCCTCCATGCGACCCTCCTCTATCAGTTGGGTTTCGAGTTTATGCAAATCATCACGTTGTGTTGGATTGGTAACTACAGACAAAAAAGGGATAATAACTTCATTATAAATCCTTTCAGGCATTAGCGCAAACTCGTCAATAATAATTCTATGGAAACGAAACCCCCGAAGTTTTTCACCATCCCCCAGCGGCAAAGCGCGAATACGACTCGCACCAATTTCCATTAACCACTCATCATTACTTTTAGAAACCTTGGTTATACATTGTTTAAAAAAATGAGCATCTGGGTGCATAGAAATATCTTCAATTTTCTTAAAAATCATTTTGGCTTGGCGGAAAGATTTTGATAAAATACCAATTTCAACGCCTTGGTTTAGGATGGCATCGAGTGCAGCAAAAATACCCGTAGTAAAAGACTTGGACATTCCCCGAGACCAAACCCCGAGAAAATAGTCCGTCTCGAACATCCCCTTGACAGCCAGATGCTGAAAAGGAAATAGCTTAATCCCCATTAAAAGCTCTGTGGCAAATGTAATATTATTCCTAAGAAACTCATATAGCGCAAGTTTCGCTTCATGCTCTTCAAGGAAGCCCTCCATTTTTGCCAATTCGCCATTAGAACGAAATCTCGGAGGAGG